CTCTCTCTCCTACGATTGAAGGTCTACCAACAGGAGGTCTACCACCATTAGCAAAAGCACCAGCACTAATTAAACTTGTATCAAATCCTGTATTAAAAACATTATCAGTTATAAGAGGAGCAGATTTTCCTCCTCCAAAACTAAACGCATTTCCAAACAATCCAAGAAATCCTTTTGATATTTGTGCAGCCATCATTTGTGCAGCCATATCTAAGAAATGATCTGCTATACGCATAAACATACTTCTAAACGCATCTGTAACGCTCATTGTTCCTTTTATTATTCCCTTAAAGGATTCTGAAAAAGCAGAACCAAGTGTTTTAGATAACTCAACTGTTTGAAACTGTGCATTATTTAACTTTCTTATTTCAGCATTTACATCTTCTAAACCCTTTACTATTGAAAAAGAACTTTCTTCACTTGCAATTTTTATTTCATTATTTAAATTTCTAATATTTGTTAATTTTTCTATAAGTTCAGTATTTTCTGTATTTATTTCATTTAGTTGTTCTCTTTCTCTTTTTAATACTGCTGGTCTTTTTCTCCCACCTACTCCCTGTCCGAAACCTGCTGTATCTAATTCTTTTTGTTTTTCCAAAGTTTCTGTAAGTATGTCATTTATAGTTGCTTCAACACCTTTTCTTTGAACTGATAATATAAATCTTAATTCATCTTCTAATGTCAAATCTTTATTAATTTTTCTTATGGCTGACAAAGCAGATTCAACTGTATTTGCTTGTGTAAGAGCATCAAATCTACCAAAATCTCCACCAAACTTTTTGGCAATCAACACCGCATCATTTCCAAATCGTTTGAACTCTTGTAAAGCTTTTACTGCTTCTTCTTTTGTAATACCCAAAGACTTACCTAGTTGTCTTACCTGTGATCCACTAATATTTGAACTTATACCCATTTCTTGCATTTCTTGATTTAATTCTTTAATAGATTTTCTAAAATCAAGAGTTTGTTGTATCTGTTGAGCTATTGCAGTACCAGCTATAGATAAACCGAAACCAAAACCTCCACCTAAAGCACCACCTAGAGCACCACCGATACCACCACCAGCAGCACCTAAAGCACCTTGGCCAAATAATAAAGGAAAACCACCACCAATAAGAGCATTACTAGCAGCACCTCTAAATCTTTGTCCTCTTGTAGCAGCAAAACTACCTCCAGGAGCAAACTGACTTCTTATTAAAGAACCAATACCAGGTCTATTGGCTGTAGCAGCAGCACTAGCGGTAATTTCATCTGCTCTTTGGCTAAAGGCTCTAAATCCTCCCATTCCAGGGTTAACATTACCAAACTGATTTTGTCTAAATGTTCTTGTTCGTGTTGTAATTTCTTCTTTTAAAATTTTTCTGCGTGTTGCATTTAATTTTTCTTCTTTTTTAATTAATCTTTCTCTTATTTTTGCTACTTCCTTTTCGGTTTTTTTTCTGTTTTCTAAAGTTTGTTGTATCTTTGCCGCAACTGGACTACTTTGACCTTGCAAAAGAATTTCACTTGCATCCTGTGAAAAATCTCTAAACCCACTTGATTTTGATTGTGTTGTTCTATTTTTTCTTGCATTTCTTTGAATAGATTTTAAAACAGGATCAACCGCTAATCCTGCCCCTTGAGCAAACTTACCACCTGTTAATAATTTATTTCTAAGTGATATTTCTTTATTTAATTGTCTTTCTGCTGTTATTAATTCTTTTGCAGCAGTAACTTGTTTGAACGTTCCTGAGGCTACAGCATTAAAATTTGCTTTTGCACTTGATAAAACTGTATTTAAATTTTCAAAACTTTTAACTAATAAATTTTGATCTTTTGCAGCAGATTTTAATTGCTTGGCAAATGCATCTATACTTGTACTTGTAGCTTTAACTTCTCTATTAAAAGAAGTTAGTTGTTTAGCACCTTTTAAAGCAACAGCAATATCTACATTATAATTAGCCACTTGCTATAAAAATTAAAACATTTTCTCTATATTACCTTCTTTTAGCTCTTAAAGCATTAGTTTTTTGTGCTTGTTCCTGTTGTTTTTTATATTCTTCATTTTCAATCTCGTTATAAGCGACCCAACCTATCATCTCTTCAATAGTCAAAGTCTCACATAACTCAGCTACAGTTTTATGTAGTGTTTTTGCTAAAGAAAATAAAAACTGCCAATCTTTATTAGCTTTTCAAATCGGCTTTAGCCTCTTTTACCTCCTTATCAGCACCAGAATTAACCATTGCTAATTGTATCTCTTCAAGAATTGATGCTTCAACTTCTCTTCTTAAAGAGGCTTTATCTCCATCTTGAAAAAGTTTTACACCATCTTTATCCAATGCTTTTTCTATCATCATCTGTAAAGCATAATCATTATTGTCTTCAGTTCCACTTTTTTTAATTATGGATTCTCTCTCAGCAATAGTTAAAGGATGCCAATAAACAGAAAAAATAACTTCATCTTGTTTTTTTACATCATGTCTATAAAGTTGAGAGATCCCAAACTTGTTTTTTAAAAGATCAACTGCTCTAGTCATAAAATTAGTATACTTACTTTAGTATACTAAGTGTTTGCGGTAAATTGGCAAGATATTAAGCCAAGAAAATGTGAAGAATCATCTAACTCAATAGGAGCAGGGCCGACAACATCAAGAACTCTTGGAGTACAACTAAAAGTATCTGTATAATCTGAAGCATTAACAGAAGTAAGCCCATCAATAACAGCTTCTCCTAATGCAGATAAAGTTGCACTACCTTTTCCTCTTGGGACATAGATATTACATTGAATAACACCAGAATAAAAATCTGAAGATGCACCCTGCGTTTGTGTTGTAGCTTGTGCAAAATCTATTGACATAACAATATATTTTTTAGTTTTACCTGGTGTTTTATAAATCATATTGTCATAAACCATTTCTACAGTTGGATCAACATCTGTAACCGCATCTGTGACTGCCTTTTCAAAAGCTGCTCGTGTGTTAACTAAAGTCATGGAGTTTCGTAATCAACAAATACCTTATTAGGATCAGAAAATGCACCAAGTCCTTGTGTAAATCTAACATTTGGATTTGGTCCATCTCCTCTAACTCCAGTACCAAATGTAGCAATAGCAAGTTTTGATTTCTTCTCTGAAAATGTTTTTTGTATTAAATCTCTTAATTTTCCTTGAACATATTGAGGCACTTGACTTCTAGTTGACGCTAAAGCTCTTGCTGCATATTGTGATCTGTTACCAATAAACACTTTAGAAAAAGGTTTGAAATTTGGTATTTCATCAATAAATCTAGGTTCTACTTTTGCTTGAGGAGATTTTTGACCTTTTCTTGTTGGCTTAATATTGCTCCAAGGTGCAACTGATTCTCTAGCTTCATCAGGTCTAGGTCTTTGCGTACCAGCAGTCCAGCTTGAAATAAAGAAACCCGTATCTATTGGACTTATTGCTTTTTGTTCAGACGATAAATCACTTAATATTCCTCTTATTAAAATATTAAAATCTCTATTTAAATTACCAGTAAGATCTCTTTCTATATTTTCAATACCTGTAGCTCTAGCCATCAGAACCTCACCAATAATGTAAACAGATAAGTTTGTCCACCTTGCCTTGTATCTATATTAACTATCTGTCCTACTTTTGTAGATCCAGCATAAGTTAATTTAACTTCATCTTCAAAACTAGGTTGATTATCACCAATCAAATCAGGTGTAATATATATCTTTGCTTCTCTTCTTTCTCTACCATCATCTTCTGTAGATTGCACAAATTCAACTGGTGCTTTTAAATCAGAGTAAGTAGTATCAATACTAACTTCTTCACCTGTATCAATGTTGTAACTAGAAAGTCCTTTCTTTACATAAGTAATAGTTGAATCTAAAGAAGTACCAAGATCAGCTACTACTTGTTTAGCTACATTTTTTAATAACGAATCAAGTTGTCCTGCCATTATCCTCTAACTACCCTCATCTGAAAAGTACCAGCTCCACCTAGCATATAGGCTCCAAGATAACTTTGTAACCAAGGATATACATCCATAATATTATTTACAGAACCAGTTCCCTGACTTGCAGTATTATATTTTACTTGAATATCTCCTAATTTAACTTCCTCAAAATTACCATCTTTACCTGTAGTTCCTGTAATGGCATCGGTATCATTTGCCAAAGCTCTAGCTAATTCATACTGTGCATATTTAATATTATTCGGAATAGTTGAACAACTTAACTCAACTCTATCTACCTGATAATTAGTTCTAGGAAACTTTAATGCTTGATTTTCATCACACCTGTCGCCTTGAAAAACAAAAGTATCAATCCATCTTGTAGCTGCTATCAATGATCTATTTTTCTGATCATCTGTTTTATTAGTCCAAGTACTTGAATCTGGAACTGTTTCAAAATAACTATTAGCTTCTGTCAATGTGACATAACTATTAGCAGTTTCACTTTTTATAGTTGCGTTTATAGTAGCTGCCACGATTGATAAAGTAATTTAGTTTTATTGTAGCGTAAAGAAAAAACCCCACCAATATTTGGCGAGGTTTGATGACCACATTTTTAATCTTAATAAAAATTAAGACTTAAGTCCATTAGACAATGGTGTGTTTACAAAGATTTCAACCATAGGAATCTGATCGATGTCATAAGTTACACCCCAGTTAGATCCAGTTCTTAATGCTGAGTTAGCAGGGTTGTCAGCAGCATTAGTCCATTTAGTACCCATAACATGATACGCAGTATGGTAATCAACAGACATAACATCTTGCTTAGATAAGATGTTTCTTTCTG